GTAGATACTAGTCGTGGTCGTGGACAGGACTATTCTACCTTCAATATCATTGATATAACTGCAAGACCATTCAAGCAAGTTTGTGTCTATCGAAACAACATGGTCTCACCACTGCTGTTTCCTGATATCATTGTGAAGATTGCAAATCTCTATAATGAGGCAATGGTTCTGATTGAAAGTAATGATGCTGGTCAGGTAGTCTGTAATGCAGTCTACTATGAGCATGAGTATGAGAACACCTTTGTGGAGTCTTCAATCAAGCGTGGTGGTATTGGTGTTACGATGACCAAGAGAATCAAAAGAATTGGTTGTAGTAATCTCAAGGACTTGATTGAGATGAGTAAAATTGAGATACGTGATGCAGACACAATCGAAGAACTTAGCTGCTTTTCTGCAAGGGGTGGTTCCTACTCAGCAACAGAAGGTAATCACGATGACTTGGTGATGAACCTTGTCCTGTTCTCATGGTTTGCATCCAGTGATGCCTTTGGTGATATGGTGGAGGAATTGGATTTCAAATCCATGCTCTATGCGGATCGTTCCAAGGAGATTGAGGATGACATGGTTCCTGCTGGGTTTTTCTCTGCTCCAGCAGGAGATACCACTAATTATGAGGATGAGGAGATGCTTCGACAGAGACAGGAATGGCATAACCTCTGAAAGAACGAAAAATTATAAATAGATGACATGAGCATCTTGTAATGATTCAAACACTTATAATTAACCTAAGAGAGAAAGATAAACAAATATGGGATTCCTAGTATCACCGGGGGTCGATGTCAATGAACTCGATCTCACCAATGTTATTCCCGCTGTTTCCACATCTATTGGTGGATACGTCGGAGATTTTACATGGGGTCCGGTAAACCAGCCAACGCTGATCTCTTCCGAGACAGAGTTGGTTGAGGTTTTCGGTCCTCCAACAACTAACAACCAAAAGTCTTACCTTGAAGCTGCTTCCTTCCTGAAATACGGAAATGCTCTTCGTGTGGTTCGTGCAGTCAAAAGCTCAGAGTCCAATAATCTGGTGAATGCCAGAAATGCGGCTCAGTTGAGAGCAGCACAAACCAATGATGGTGTCAACAAAAGAAACGAAATTCTTTTTGGCTTCAATGATGATGAAGCCGGTGCTGATATTGGCGCATACATCGAAAACGACGATGCGTTTGATGCACTCTCACTTCCCACTGTTGTCACTAGGAGTGAGATTGGTGGAAGCGGCGGCGATGGGGACAGTCAAGGGACAAACGAACCAATTGATGCAGTTGCTGGGTTTGACTGGGCAGCGCGTTTTCCCGGTTCTTTGGGTAACAACATTGCCATCACATATGAAGTTGCAACTTCACCACAAGAAGCTGCTGCACCTTTGAATGGATTGTTTCCAAAACCAACATCTACACAGTGGGCAATTGACACGCTTGGTGCAACTCCTGCTGTTAATGATGAAATTAACATTGTCATCTTTGACCAAGGTGGTGGCATCAGTGGAACAGCAAATACTATCCTCGAATCCTATAAAGGGCTTTCTCTTCTAAAGGATGCCAAGAAGGATGATGGTAGCACTAACTACTTCCTTGAGGTTATCAATCGCGATTCAAATTGGATTTACATCAGCAATGCTGAGTTCTTTGTAAACTCATTTGACCGCACTCAAGACTCCGAAGACCGCTACAATAACTTTCAACCCGGAATGGCATCAACTGCAACTAATGTTGTTGACAAGTTCTTCCTGATTGATAGTGAATTGAGCACCTTGGCAGACAAGAAGATGACAATCGACAGTGGTGTTACCGAAGATGATTTCCCTGCATCACAGGATCTTGATCACGGTGTTCCAACAGCATTCACATCTCAGCCTTGGTGGAACAATGATGATGGTGGCACAAGTCATGCTGCTGCTATCTACTCCAATCAGGGTGAAATGCTCCTCAGAAACTCTGCTGGAACATGGAAATCATTCAAGGCTACCAACATTAATGATGGTCTGTCTGCCAATGATGTTATCATTATCAATGACTTCGCTGATGACGTTACTCAGCTTGATAATGATGCATATTATGTTGAGTGGATTAACATCAATATTCCTGAAGGAACTGCAAGCGATTCAAACCTTGCTCTGGCAACAGGCACTGGTGGTGAACTCTCATCAAACGGTGTTACTGGTATTCCATTCACGAACATACAGCCTTATCTGATTCCAGAAGAAACTGATTCTCAAGAGGCTGCCGCAGATTCAGATGAAACATTGACATTCGATAGTTTTGACACTGGTTATGGGGGAGGTTATACTATCTATCCAACCATGCCCGGTAATTTTACACTAGAAACATGGTTCAATGCTACTAGTTCCACAATCTTATCTAATATTCACCTAAATAACAAGGATGGCGTTTATATAATCATGGATGGTTCCGTGAAGCATGATGGAGGTTACCTGAAAAACATCAGTCCGAGCGGCTACAACATCGTTAGTCGTTTTCATGGCAATATCTATGGCTATTTGTTTAACTTCGGCTCCGAGACACTGAAATCCACATATGGTTTTGGTGTCACATTGCGTGTTGCCAAGTTCCATAGAATCAACCTTAGCCAATATGCCATTACTGCTCCAAGTGTTGCAAATAACACTGTTGAGATTCTTCGTCTTGAGGGTGGTAAGGATGCTTCTCCTGATATTGCTAGTGTGGTTACTGGTCTTGATAAGTTTGAGGATGCAGAGACTATTGATGTGAGCCTTCTCTTTTCAAGACAAATGGTTGATGGTGATACAACAGTCCCTAAAGCAATTAACACTATCTGTAATACGCGTAAGGATTGTGTTGGATTCATTTCACCTCCAGTTACATCAAACTCTACTCGCGATGTTGAAGAATTCTATGATGAGACCTTGAATCTTAATAGCAATTATCTTGTGTTTGATTCAAGTCCATTGTATGTCTACAACAAGTATTCTGACAAGTATGAGTATATTCAAGCTGCTGGTCACATGGCTGGTCTTTGTGCTCGCACTGACGATACCAATGATCCTTGGTTCTCTCCTGCTGGTTACAATCGCGGTCAGCTTCTGGATGTTGCCAAGTTGAAAATCAATCCGAATCAAGCTCAAAGAGATTCCCTCTACAAGAAGCGAATCAATCCGATTGTTTCCTTCCCCGGTCAGGGTATTCTTCTCTTTGGTGACAAGACTGCTCAGAGCAAGCCTTCTGCCTTCGATAGAATCAATGTTCGCCGTTTGTTCATTGTTCTTGAAAAGGCAATTGCGACTGCTTCCAAGTATCAACTCTTTGAACTGAACGATGAGTTTACTCGCGCCATGTTCCGTAACATGGTTGAGCCATTCCTTCGTGACGTTAAGGGTCGTCGTGGTATCACTGACTTCTTGGTTGTTTGTGACGAGACAAACAATACAGGACAGGTCATCGATTCCAATCGTTTCGTTGCTGACATCTATATCAAGCCAGCACGTAGTATCAACTTCATTACCCTGAACTTCATTGCCACGCGCACTGGAGTTGAGTTCACTGAAATTGCTGGTGGACAGGGTTAATCGACTAAATAGTTAAAGAGAAAGAATACTATTATGGCTAATATCGATGATTTCAAAGCAAAACTGGCTGGTGGTGGAGCAAGACCAAATCTCTTCAAGGTGATTTGTAACTTCCCGGCAACTGCACAGGGTGATGCTGAACTTGCATCATTCTTGATCAAGGGTGCTGCTCTCCCTGCCAGTGTCATGGCTCCGATTGAAGTTCCATACCGTGGACGCAAGCTCAAGATTGCTGGTGACAGAACCTTTGAGCCTTGGACAATCACTGTTATCAATGATACCGGTTTCGTAACACGTAATGCCTTTGAACGCTGGATGAACAGCATCAATGAGCATGTTGCGAATGTTGGCATTGCCAACCCTACCGAATATCAGACTGACATGACTGTCCAACAGCTTGATAAGGACGATGCTGTTATTAAGCAGATTGAGTTCCGTGGTGTGTTTCCTACGAATATCTCTCAGATTGAATTGAATTACGAGACGAATGATACTATCGAGGAATATACTGTTGAACTTCAGTATCAATACTGGGAAGCGGCTGGTGTTACTTCCTAAACAAATAAAGTAATGGTTACATGGAGTGGGTGGTCTTCGGGTCACCCACTCCAGACCATATAAATATAGAATATGGAACTGTTTGGATTTGAAATAACTAAGAAGATCAAAGCGTCTCGTCAAGAAAAAAAGGAACTGCCTGCATTGGTTCCAGACCAGAATGACGACGCAATCATAACATCTGCTGCTGGTGGATATTACGGTCAATATATTGACCTTGGTGGTACTCAGGTTACCAATGAAAATGACTTAATTCGCCGCTATCGTTGGTGCGCCTCCCAACCAGAAGTAGACCAAGCAATTTCTGATATTGTTGACCAAGCAATTGCCAGTGGTGAGAACAGTTCCCCCCTCTCAATCATTCTTGAAGACCTTGACCAACCTGATGAGGTAAAGGAAGAAATCATTGACCAGTTCAATCATGTCCTGAAGCTTTTGAGTTTCAATCAGATGGCAGCAGATATCTTTCGCTCATGGTATGTGGACGGGAGACTCTATTATCACCTGATGGTTGACCCAAAGAATCCAAAACTTGGTATTCAGGAAATGCGTAAGGTTGACCCTACTGCAATTCGTAAGGTCAAAGAGATTACCACAAAGCAAGATAAGACTACTGGTGTGCAGACTGAAGAAGTCACTGCTGAATACTTTGTGTATGGTGACTATGAATCAGGTGCAAGTGCAACAAGTGGTATCAAGGTAGACAAGAACGCAGTCATCTACTGCCCGTCTGGTCTCGTAGATGAGACCGGAGAGAAAACAATTTCCTACTGCCACAAGGCAATCAAGATCATCAATCAGTTGAGAATGCTGGAAGATGCCTTGGTAATTTATCGTATTTCCCGTGCTCCTGAAAGACGTATCTTCTATGTTGATGTTGGTAACCTTGCGAAAGGTAAAGCAGAACAATACGTCCAGAGCATTATGTCCAAGTATCGTAATAAGTTGGTCTATGATGTCGATACTGGACAGATTCGTGATGACCGTAAGTCAATGGCAATGCTTGAAGACTTCTGGTTGCCACGTAAAGAAGGTGGAAGAGGCACTGAGATCACCACTCTTCCCGGTGGTGAGAATCTTGGTCAGATTGATGATGTCATCTTTTTCCAGAGAAAGCTTTACAAGGCACTGAATGTTCCTATTGGTCGTCTGGAAACTGATGCAGCATTTACTGTTGGTCGTGCCACTGAAATCAATCGCGAAGAAGTTCGCTTTCAGAAGTTCATTGATAAGCTTCGTAAGAAGTTCTCACATCTTATTATGGATACCCTGAAGGTCCAGTTGCTTCTCAAGGGTGTGGTGACTGAAAAGGATTGGGAAGTGATTCGTGAAGATATCACACTCGACTTTCTGGAGGATAACTATTTTGCTGAACTCAAGGAAATGGAGATTCTTCGTGAACGTATAGAGATGCTCACCCAGCTTGATGAGTATGTCGGTAAATACTACTCTAATGACTGGATTCGTCGCAATATTCTTCGTCAGGACGATGAAACCATCGAGAAACTGAAGAAGGAAATCGAAGACGAGAAGAAATCCGGTGAGATTGAAGAGCCTGAAGAGGGCGAATTTTAACAATTGGAAAAATCAAATATTATAAATAGAAGATATGAGCGAAATCAAAGATTTACTACAGAGCATTACAAGTGGCAATCAAACAAAAGCCAAAGAGCAGTTCGACGCAATTATTGCAGACAAGGTTTCGAATGCACTTGATGCTCGTAAAGTAGCAGTTGCCCAAAAGAGGTTCAATGAATCTGTCACTGAAGCAAAAAGAGAGTTTAAAAATGGTGACAAGGTTTATATCCATGATGGTGATAGCTTTGGTCCAGAGGTCCACTTCGAAGGTATCGTAATTGGATATGTTGGTAATAAGGTCAAGATCAAGGGAACTGGTCAAGATAAGGGCAAGACTAAAACCTCGGAAGAACAATTTGTAGCACTTCAAACAGACTTTGATGAGTAACACCTATGAAATCACTAATCGAAACAGCAAAAAAGATGAAACAACAGTCCATTATCGAGAAGGCTTCGGTAAAGGAACTTCGCCAAGCAATTGAAGATGCACTTGATGATATCAGTGAAGGTGATGTTCAACTTGCTGAACGTAGATTGCGTCGAGTATTAGGAAAATAACACCTATGAAACTAATTTCAGAACACATCGAACAAGACCTTGGATACACCATCACTGAAGGTAAGAATGGAGCAAAGAATGTCTTCATTGAGGGTGTGTTCATGCAAGCGAACAAGAAGAATCGCAACAATAGAATTTACGAAAAGAACATACTTGAGGGCGCAGTCAACAAGTATATCTCTGAACAGGTGAAAACAGGTCGTGCTGTTGGTGAGTTGAATCACCCAGATGGACCTACGATTAACCTTGATAAAGTTTCACATCGCATCACTGAACTGAAATGGAACGGTGATGATGTTGTTGGAAAGGCACTCATACTCGATACACCGATGGGTAAAATTGTGAAAGGACTCGTTGAAGGTGGAGTGAAGTTGGGTGTCTCTAGTCGTGGTATGGGAACAGTCGAGATGAAAGATGGTGTGAGTCGCGTTAATAACGACTTCGTGCTTTCTACAGTTGACATCGTTCAAGACCCCTCCGCTCCCGGTGCCTTTGTAAATGGCATCATGGAAGGCGTGGACTGGGTTTGGGACAACGGAAAACTGACTGCTCGACAAATTGAAGAATACGAGACTGAGATCAAGAAGGCTCCTTCGGCACAGCTTGCTGAAGCGCAAAAAAACGTCTTCGAAGATTTCCTCTCAAAACTCTAATCAGAAAGAAGTATACTAACATGGAAGAAAAACAAAACCCTGTTGAGGAAGAGCTTCAGAATGATGCAGAACTTGTTGAGGAAACAACTGAAGAAACTGCGTCTATCGAAGAAGCCAAGAAAGATGTAGAAGAAAAGACAGCCAAGGTCGAAGTTGCTCATGAAGATGAGGAAGAAGGCGACGGCGAAGCTGGTGAGGAAGAAGAGGAAGAAGAAGTCTCTGAAGCCAAGAAGTCTGTGAAAGAAATGGAGCATGGCGACGAGGAAGAAGAGCAAGAAGAAGGCGCTCATGAAGATGAGGAAGAAGAACTGAAGGCTTCTTATAAGGAAGATCTTGATGTTCTTGTTAACTCCACTGAAGGTCTCACTGAGGACTTCAAGGATAAAGCCTCTGTCATCTTTGAAGCTGCCTTCACTTCCAAACTTCGTGAAGCCACTGAGAAGTTGGAGTCTGAGTATGAAGTGAAGCTGACTGAAGAAACTGAATCCATTCGCACCGACCTTGCCGAGAAGGTTAACTCCTATCTCGACTACGTTGTCACTGAATGGGTCAAGGAGAATGAAGTTGCTATTGATGCTGGTCTTCGCTCCGAATTGACTGAAGACTTCATGTCTGCTCTGAAGACTGTCTTTACAGAAAATTACATCGAAGTGCCTGAGTCCAAAGTCGATCTCTATGAAGAGGTTGAAAACAAGGCTATTGAACTCGAAAGTCAACTGCAAGAAAGCACTAGTGCTGTTGCCGAACTCAAGGAACAAGTTGAGAAACTCTCTCGCGAGAAGATTCTCTCTGAATCGTCCGAAAATCTTGCAACTACACAGAGTGTCAAGCTTGCTTCCCTTGTTGAAGATGTAGAGTTTGTTGATGCTGATACCTTCGCCAAGAAGGTTAAGACCATCAAGGAATCCTATTTCTCAAACAAGTCTGAAGAAAAAGAATTGAATGAAGGTAACGATGAGATCATTGAGACTAAGCAAATCATTGAAGGCGAAGAAAAGAAAGACATCACTGATGGGCTTTCTCCCGAGATGAAACAGTATCATGATTCACTGAGTCGTTTGTTCAAATAATTAAAAACCCAAACCGTAAACTACTAGAAAGATCCAAAAAAATGTTTAATTCACAAACAAATATCGAAAAATGGAAGTCCATCCTTGAGCACCCCGAAGCTCCTGCTATCAAGGATGCACATCGTAAGGCTGTTACTGCACAGCTTCTCGAAAACACTGAAGTTGAATCCCGCAAGCAAACTGCGGCGCTTTCTAACTTCATCACTGAAGATGCTGCTGCTGCTGCCGGTGGTGGCTCGGTTGCTGCTTCTGCTGCAA